ATGGTGGTGGAGGTTCAGGAGGTGGTGGCACATCTGAAACCAAAAGCGAACTAGATCCTACTGTAAGACCATTCGTAGAATATGGTTTACAAGAAGCTAAAGGTCTTTACCAAACAGATACTCCATCTTATTATCCTGGTCAAACTTATGTAGGTCCATCTGCACAAACAACTTCTGCATTACAAGCAGCTCAAAATCGTGCATTAGCAGGCAATCCATTACTTCCTGCTGCTCAACAACAACAATTGGGTTCTATTCAAGGTAACTACTTATCTGCTGGTAACCCATACTTTACACAAGCATTAGCAGGTCCAACACAACAAGCTACACAAGCATACAATGATGCAATTAAACAAGCTCAAGGCACAGCATCTATGGCTGGTCGCTATGGTTCAGGTGTATCTGCTGACATTCAAAACAGAGCAGCTAGTACATTAGCTAGTACACTTGCTAATAAATATGGTGACTTGGCTTATCAAAACTATGCTGGTGAACGTGCTATGCAAAACCAAGCAGTTATGAACGCACCAACATTAGCACAAGCTGACTATGGTGATATTTCACAATTAGCTAACGTAGGTAAAACTACTGAAGATTATGCTAAGACTGCTCTACAAGCTGACCTTGACCGCTTTAACTTTGAACAAAACAAACCATATCAAAAATTATCTTCATACCTTGGTGCTGCCTATGGTGCGCCTATGGGTAATGTATCTACTACTACTCAATCAGGTGGTGGTGGCAAAATAGTCTGTACAGCTATGAATGCTGAATATGGCTTTGGTAGCTTCCGTAACGCTATCTGGTTAGCTCAGTCTAAAGACTTAGACCCAGCATATGAAAAAGGTTACCATAAACTATTCTTACCATTAGTAAACTATGCTTACAAAGCAGGTGAAAAGAATGCCCTACAACGCATTTTAAGGGGTGTTTTAGAGCATATCGCAAGACACCGTACTGCTGATATATGGAAACAAAAAAGAGGTAAAACTAGAGACAATATTGGCATGATTTATCGTGCTATTTTAGAACCAATATGCTATGTAGTAGGAAAGGTAGGCAAATAATGAGTGACCCAATAACAGCAGCAGCAATAGGTGCAGGTATAAGTGGTGGCACATCTTTATTACAAGGTAAAAGCGTAGGTAAATCATTAAAAAATGCAGCTATAGGTGCTGCATTAGGTGGTACTGGTGGTTATTTAGGTGGAGCTATGGGTGGTGCAGGAGCTACATCAAGTGGTGCTACTGGTGCTACGGGAAATGTTATGGGTGAAATAGGTGGTGCAAATCTAATTACAGGTGCTACAGGAGCAGGTGGAACATTATCTAGTGGTCTTGGAGTAGCTCCTACATTTGCAGATAAAGCAGGTCAATTTATGTATAACTTACCTTCTACCGCATTAGATTATGCTAAAAATAATCCATTTCAAACAGCAGGATTAGGTATGAATGTATATGACAGAATGAATCAATCACAAGCTCCATTACAACCATCCCCAATGCTAAACGCACAACAACTTATGGGTCAACAAGGTCCTGTACCTACTCCACAGTTTAATAGTTTATTACAAGCATCAAGACGACCAATTTTAATAGGATAAATCATGGCACTATTTGATAACAACCCAATATCAGCACTTACTAATCCAGTTAAATCTGGCATTGGTAGTTTGTTTGAAGGTATGACACCATTTGGCGGTTCTATACCTAGTGGTGTTCTTGCTCCAGAACAAGAAGCTAAATTACGTAATCAAGCATTATTTCAAGGTTTACTAGGAACTGCTGCCACATATTTAGCAACACCTAAAAACTTAAATGCAGGTTCACCATTACCTTATCTAGGTAGAGCTTTCTTAGGTGGTATGGGTGCATCTCAAGATGTAATAGATAGAGCTATAAGACAACAATTATTAGCGGGTAGAAGTGACCCATTTGGTACTTTAGATATTTCTAAATATACGCCAGAGTCTATTAAAGCATTTCAACAATCAGGCAATAAAGACTATAGTTTATTAAAAGAAAAAACAGAGCAACAAAAATTAGAGTTTGAGCAATTTAGAAAAGGATTGCCTACAACAACACCTGCTGTGACACAACAAGTAGTGCAACCAGGTAGTTATGCTCCAGCACAAGAAGAGGTATTACCTGACCAAATTGCTCCTAATTATGGTTTAACAAAACAACCAGATGTTGTAACTGAAGTAGAAACACAACCAGAAAAACCAGTATCTAATATAGAAGCTCTTAAAAGATTTATTATAGAAAATCCAACTAATCAATATGCTATGTCAATGTTACCTTCAATTGAATTGATGGAAAAAGAAGCTGTCAAAAAATCTCAACAACAAGCCTTTGGTCGCATATTTCCAACTACTATAAGCGTAGGTCCTGATGGTCAACAACAAGAAACAGTATCATTTAATCCTGTTGCTGTAAAAGATTATATTGTAAATTCTGAAAATCCAATGAAATCTGCAAAAGAAATTACTGAGAATATTTCAGCAATTAATAAAGCAAATATTTTTGGTAATGTTTCTGCTGATTCTATGACACCATTTGATTCTTTAGTATCATTATCATCTGATAACAAAGCCATTCAAGAAAGAGCTAAGTATTTACAAACAGTTACTCGTAGTGGAAAATTAAGTCAAGAAGATGCAGATAAAGAAGCAAGAGTATTAACTGATTTATATGTTAAAGATACTGAAAAAAGAAATGGTAGAGAATCTGCAAATGCTTTTAAACAAGTACTTGTTGATTTAAAAACACAACAAGGTGATTTTCAAAAAGAAGTTAAAACTAATGAAATTAAAGCAGACATTGGAAGTAAGCAATTTAAACAACATTATCAATCAAGTTGAATATGTTAAAACACATCCAGGTAGATATAATGGATTAATTGCTGACCCAAGAGTAGCTCTTAAAGTTAGCTTAAGTCCTCAAAAATCTTATGATTATGCTAGTGCAGTTGAGACATTAAAAGGACAAGCCTTCTTAAATCAAGTTGCTCAAATGAGAGGTGCTGGAGCATTATCAAATGCTGAAGGTGAAAAAATACAAATTGCATTATCTAACTTAAGCATTAATCAGTCTAAAGAATCTTTTGATAGAAATTTAAAAGTAATTTTTGACACCATGGATTCTGCAAAAAAACGTTCTATTAGTTTAGGTAAACCTTATGGATTAACAGAAGCTGACTTTGGAGTTGCGTCTGCTGCTCCAGCTTCAGCTCCAGCTCCATTACCAGCATCTACTAATTTTAAAGAAGGTGCAAAAACTAAGTCTAAAAGTGGTAAACCAATGGTATTTAGAAACGGTCAATGGGAGTATGAATAATGGCTAGAGTTCCTTTAGAAGACTTGCCTGATAGTTTAAATACTTCTAATAATTTAACATTAGAATTACCTACTATTAATGTTGTTTTTGAAGACGATTTACCATCATCTATTATTAAAAAACAAAGAAGTGCAACAGAAAAATTTGGTCGTGGTTTAAGTTCTATTGCTAGAGGTGCAGCAGTTCCTGTAACAGGTGCTATTGCTGGTGGTGCTTTAGCAGGTCCTCCAGGTGCAATTGCAGGTTCACTTGCTTTACCAGCAGCAGAATTACTTACAAAAAGTTTAAATACATTATTACCTGATAGATACGATATACCTTCACCTACTGCACAAGTAGAAAAAGGTTTAACTAAATTAGGTTTTCCACAACCAGAAACAAGAACTGAAAGAATGTTACAAGTTGGTGGTGGAGCATTGGGTGGTGTTGGTGGTCAAGTTGGCGCATTAGGTCAGTTAGCACAAACAGCAACAAGCCCTGTAGCTCGTGGTATTGCACAAACATTGTCACAACAACCTGCAAGACAAGTTGCAGCAGCATTACCTGTAGGAGCTGTATCACAATATGTTACAGAAGAATCAGGTAGTCCATTAGCTGGAGTTGCGGCTGGTATATTAACAGGTATTCCATTTGCTATAGGTGCTAAGGGTAAAGTACAAGCCCCTACTGTGCAAGAATTAAAAGGACAAGCTGGTCAACAATATAAGTTTGCTGAAGAAGCAGGTGCAGTATTTAAAAAGAATTCTTATAACCAATTTGCCAATAAATTAGAAACAACATTAGCTAAAGAAGGTTTAGATAAAACATTGCAACCTAGAGTATTTGCAGCATTAGAAAGAATTAAAGATACTAAAAATTCTAATGTAAGTCTTGAGAATATGGAAATATTAAGACGTATTGGTCAATCAGCAGGTTCAAGTATAGACGCATCTGAAAGACGATTAGCTAGTATTTTAGTAGACAATTTAGATGACTTTGTAGAAAATGCACAATCAGCTCAATTAACCAAAGGTTCTCCAGAAGCTATAAGAGCTTTAACAGATGCCAGAGAACTATGGAAACGTGCTAAGAAAACAGAAATTATTGATGACTTAAAAGCTAGTGCAGAATTACGTGCAGAAGCTAATTATAATCAATCAGGTATAGAAAATGCACTAAGACGTAAATTAGTGAATCTTGCAGATAATCCTAGAAAACTAAGAACATTTAGTCAAGAAGAGCAAGAATTAATTAAATCAACAGCTAAAGGTGGTTCAGTACAAAATGCTTTACGTTTATTAGGAAAATTATCTCCAACAGGAGCTATACCTGCTGCTATTGGTGGTGGAGCTGGTTTTGCTTTGGGTGGTCCTTATGGTGCTGTAATTTTACCAATGCTTGGTGGAGCAGCTAGACAAGGTGCTACACAATTAGGCTTACGCAATATAGAACAATTACGCAATAGGCTTGCATTAGGATATCAACCAATACCACAAGTATCTACCAGAGGACTTATTGGTTCAAGAGAAGCTATAGCACCTATTATTAACCCTATAACAGGTTTATTATCAGAGGAACAGTAATGGTCAAGACAGACGTAGACTCACGTTTAACTACGCATGAAGAATTATGTGCGTTACGTTATGAGCAAATAAACGCAAGACTCAAACGCTTAGAACAAATACTATTAGGAACAGCAGGTTTCGTTATTGTATTTTTATTAACTCAGATATCAAAATGACATTTATTACAGAGAACAATATAGCAAACCTATATTCAGCTCTGATAGAAATGCCCATATTTGACGAGTATAAACTACCACCTGCATCTAAAGTAGACTTCGTAGTATTGCATGACAATACTATATGCGGACAATATGAACCACCAGAACAAGGTGAGCCTCATGTTATTACTATATCTACTGCACGTCATTCTCATTTATATCCTGTCTTAATGACTTTATGCCATGAGATTATCCACATGTGCGTATATTTAGACTCACCTAAAACCGAGCAGTATGCAAGCCATAAAGGTTTATTTTTAAAACTACAAAAACGTGTAGCCAAGATGTATGGCTTTGACCCAAAGGAGTTGTAATGAATATGGAAAAAATAACAAATATGCTTTTCCCTGTAATAGTATCTGCTATTGCTTGGTTACTTACATCTATGTCATCTATTCAAGCTGACCTTATTAATATCAAATCTAAAATGCCTATTCTTATTACAGAACAAGGTGTACCAACTGACAGTCCAATATCAGCAGAACAAAGAGCTAGACTTAAAGAAGAACTTAAATTGCAAATTGCTGAAATAAATATTCGTGTAAGACTTTTAGAAGAGCATGAAAAAACTAAAGGATATAAATAATGTTATCTATATTATCTGGAATACTAGGTTTTGCTACAAGCGGACTTCCTAGTTTACTATCATTTTTTCAACAAAAAGGTGACCAAAAACATGAACGAGAAATGGCTAAACTTCAAACAGAACGTGAACTTGAACTTGCAAAAGCTGGTTTCGTATCTCAAGAAAAAATTGAAGCAATTAAACTTGACCAAATAGAAGTTCAAACATACGCACAAGAACGTGAAGCATTGTATGACCATGATAAAAAACTTGTAGATGGTGCAAGCAAAACAGTTAAGAACTGGAACGCTATGGTAAGACCTGTAGTAGCTTTTATCTTTGTAGGTGAGTTAGTTCTTATTAACCTTATCTCATTATTTTGGGCTATGTGGTCAGGTGTAGACTTTGTTGTAGCATCTCAAGAAGTATTTGGTTCTGAAGAAATGGCTATTACTGCGTCTATTATTGGCTTTTACTTTGGTTCTCGCACATGGGAAAAGAAACGTGAAGGCATCTAATGTTTGCATACAACTTCTTAAACATCATGAGGGTGTTAGGTACAAGCCTTATACTTGCCCTGCTGGTTTGTGGACTGTGGGTGTTGGTCATCTTATCGGTGATGGTAAGTCTTTGCCTAGAGAGTGGAACAAAACTTTTACACAGGCTGAAGTAGATGGAATTCTTAAACGAGACCTACGCCGCTTCGAGTTGGGAATACATAAGATGTTACCTAACGTGCCTCTTCGACAACATGAATTTGACGCTATTCTTTCTTTCTGTTTCAATTTGGGGCTTGGTTGCTTTCAGAGAAGCACCATACGTCAAGCGTTGCTTCGTGGCGATAAAAAAGCGGCTATGGAGTCGTTAGTTAAATATTGTAAAGCTGGTGGTAAGATATTAAAAGGTTTACAAAACAGAAGATTAGATGAACGTAAATTGTTTTTAGGGTTATAATAAAGCATCTTAACCCTAGGAGAGTAGTTTGAAATATAAATCAGTTCTAGTCATATCTGACCTACATATTCCATATCATCATCCTGACGCATTTGCGTTTCTAAAAGCATTAAAGACTAAATACAAGTTTGACCATATAGTCAACATAGGTGATGAGCTAGACCAACACGCTATCTCTATGCACGAACATAACCCAGACTTATATTCTGCTGGACATGAATTAGAAGAGTCTAAGAAGCATGTAAAAGAATTAGAAAAGATATTTCCTAAAATGGTTTTAGTTCACTCTAACCATAGCTCTTTAGTTTATCGTAGAGCATTAAAGTATGGTATGCCTAAAGCCTATCTAAAGCATTACAATGAGTTCTTAGGCGTTGGCAAAGGCTGGGAATGGGTAGATGACCACACTATAACCCTAAGTGATAACTCTAGGTGTTTCTTCACTCATGGTATGTCTGCAGACGTTTTAAAGGTAGCCCAACAGTATGGAATGAGTACGGTGCAGGGTCACTATCATACTAAATTTAGTATTGGTTATTACAGTAACCCAGATGCTCTTATTTGGGGTATGCAAGTAGGATGTTTAATACATCAAAAGTCTATGGCATTTGATTATGCTAAAAACTTTAAGAGTCGTTTCATTGTAGGTTGTGGAGTTATTATTAACGGTCAACCAAAGCTAATGCCTATGGTATTAAAAGAGAATGGGCGTTGGAATGGTCATGTTTCTTAGGACAATTATGCAACGGTCAGAAGTAGAAATTATCTGTAATCACATGCTAGGCAGAGTGATTGTATCTTGTGAAGCATTACATGGCGATAGCACTATAGTCATCACATTAGATGACGATAGCATGATAGAAATTAGTGGTGAAGAACTAGCTATCTATGGTGAATTAACACCAATGGATGACTAGACGCAGATAATCACACCATTACTACCTACCTGACAAACTGTTACAGAGCCATCAGGTGCAAGTATAGTCGTAGTTTGACCCATAGCCTTTTCAGTTCCCCAAATAGCTAACGCAGCTAATACCACAATAAATACCCAATATGTTTTATTCATCATCTGACCTTTGTAGTTGAATTGCTGTTTCTTTAGGTACACCTTCTACTACATACATATCTACAGCATTATCTAATGCAATCTTATCCTTACGAACTCTATCAATAATTAATTGACAATAGCCTTGAATGTCTAGCCATGAGTCAAGATAATCAGGGTCACCATTTACAATCCTACCCATTTTAGTTGCAATCATTTCTAATGCTTCTTTTTGGTCTGCTTTTAACAAACGATAAGACTCACCATTATGGATAAGAGTTTTAAAGTCTTGTGATATTTTAGACCTATTTAAAAAGTTACCGTATTGTTCTTCTCTTTCATTTAAAATTTCTTCTATCTGCATATCATCTCCTCATAAAAAATAAATCAATAAGTTCATAACAACCATAAGCAAACCAACCCATACCACCAACAATTAAAATCCACACTATCCAATCAATTACTTTTTCCAAAATTTCCATGTTTCATTCCTTTTAGATAATCCATTACGTTCACCGTATGGAGTTGGTTTAGGCAAAGTAATATATCCTTGTCTTTCAAGGTTAATTAATCTATATCTATTTGTCACACAGTTCTGAATAACATCTTTTAATGTGCAATTAGGATGGCTATTCATATATGACTTAATAAAATTAGCTTGTCTTTGCTCATCTAGTTTTGTGTACATTATATTTCATTCCTGTTTTAGAAGCATTTACTTCAGCTCTATCAATATTAAAATGTCTAGCCCAATTGCTATTGCTTCCTGTTGGCATTGGTTTTGGTAATGTAATTAACCCTTGTTTATCTAAATTTCTAATTCTAGCAGCATTGCCAAATGCGTGTAATATAACATGGTTTCTTCCTACTGTAGGATGTTCTTCCATATATTTATTTACTATTTCTATTAACTGTTCATCAGTTACTTTAAACTGCATCTTTAACTCCATGTATTTCTTCAATCAGTCTAGCAAACTTAAATATCTTTTCAAGTGTGACAAGTTGGTCACCTTTACCAAATGCTTGTTTATATATCTTAATTATTTCTTCTTGG